AGCGGGCCGATGTCAATGGGTACACCCTCTGTTGCCAGCTTATTCAGCCACGCCGGGAAATCAGGGGTAATGCTGGCGATGTTCGGCGGGCACTTGATGGTTCTGCTGTTGCCGCTCCCCTTGATGGTGGCGTCCTTCATCTCGCCGCCTCCAGGGATACGACGGCCACAGAGCCGTCCTCCAGGAATACGGCAATCCCCCGTATCCCTTGCGCCGCAAGGTGTTCAGGGATTACCCCCCCCCGCTTTCATTCGCTAAAGTGCATAGCTTTTGAAGTAATTCCTGCATGTTTGTCTCCTTTCATGTGTGAGGGCGCTCCTCCCGGAGCGTAAAGCTCAATCCGGTCCAAACCGGCTCCGCCCCGTCAAAAAACGCCAGGGTTGGCTGTGTGATGGAGGTGACCAAAAAGGATCCGGTGAGCATCTCCTCCCCGTTGTCCGGAAGAAAGGTCACGATCTTGGTCCCCCTGGCCCTCAATACCGCCAGGGCGGAGCGCATGGTCCGGTCCTGGATCCTTTCGGAGGCGTAATCGATCTGCCACACCACCCCCCGGAGCTCCTCCACCATCCGGCCGGAGATCATAGTCAGCTGCTCCTTCAGCTGCTCCTCATAGGCGTGGTATCCGTTCAGGGCGGGCTCAGGCAGCAAAACGCCGCCCACAATCAGGCATTGATTCTCACTCATGCGTCATTCATCACCTCCGGATTTGCCTTTTCCTCCTTACGGACATAGGGAACCATCCACCGCCCGAAAACCGTCCCATCCTCGCTTCTCAGGGTCAAATTGATGTCCAGGGGCTCATATGCTCCCTGCCCCCGGGTGTTCATGGCGTTCACGGCCCCTGCCAGGGCCGTTTGCAGCTGTGCCAGGGTGATGCCGGCCGGCGCCTCCCTGGCAGCGGGAGCGGACAGAGAGGCCCCCGCCGCCCGGAAGGCCCGCCAAAGCTCTGCCTCCCTGGCGTTCAGAACCGCCTCGTTAAAGTGCAGCTCCGCCACGTACCCGTCGTAGGGCACCCGGTTCAGCCCCGCCGCGTGGGAGCCGTCAGGCTGGTTCTTTTGCGTGTTCTGATTCCTTTCCGCTTTTCGTCCTACCCGCTCCGTGGTCTCCTCGGCGTCTTTTCCCTTGCCGATCAGCTTGTCCAGCCAGCCGATAAAGTCCTGCACCGCGCCCATCGCGTCCCCGATCCTGTCCGCCACCCAACTGACAGCGTCGGCCCCAAAGGTTCTCAGTGCGTCCGCCGCCGGGGAGAGGGTTTCCCCCAGCTTTCCGGTGGCCTCCTCCCACTTCGCCTGGGATTCGTTCAGCTTGATCACGTCCTCGTTGTTGTCCCGCCACGCCTGGCCTGTCTGTTCAAGGCCCTGCTCCGCCATAGCCCGCAGCACAAGGTCCGCCTTCTCGCTCTCCGTCTGGCAGCTTTGGAGCGCCAGGTTGAAGTAATCCTCGGCGCTCTTGCAGTTGGCGACGGCATTATTCCACGCCTCGTTTTCCTTTGTGCTCTCTTTCATTTTGACGCCGAAGGTCTCCCCCTCTTTGCTGCCCCAGTTCAATACGTCCGCGAAGGTCCCGGTGACCTGTCCGGCCTTGATGGTCTCGTTCACCGATTCCGCCAGGCTGTCGATAGGGATGGAATCCCCGTAGGTGGCCCAGGCACCCGTGCAGCTGTCCACCATAGCCATCAGGTCCTCCTGACTCAGTCCGATGGCCTGGAGGTTTGCCACGGTGGTAGCGGAGGTCTGGGTGTCTCCCAGGACGCCGTAGAGCCGTTCATACGCCGCCTTGGTTTCATCTGCCGAATACCCCGCCGCCTGGCTGGAGGTCTCCAGGGTCCCCATGATCTGGCGGTACTCCCGGGTGGATTCCTCAATGTCCAGAATCCCCTCCGCCACCTCTTTCGCGGCTCCAGCCACCGCACCGCCCACCAGCACGCCCTTCAGCTTCTTCAGGTCGCCGACGACACGTCCCAGGTCGATCTTGCCAAAGCCGCCCCCGGTATCCTCGGCGCTGCCCTTCAGACCGTCCAGGCCCCCGGCCGCATCCTTGGCGGACTGTTCGAGATCGTCCAGCTTCCCGTCGGCGTCCTTCACCTGGCGGCCAAACTCGTCGATGGAGGACGCCGCGTGGTCCGCGCTGCCCTTCGCCTCGTCCAGGTACCGCTCCGTGTCCTCCAGCTCGCCGTTGAATTTCAGAAGATCCGTTTTTGTGCGGTTCACGGTCTGCTGGTAGCCCTGGACCTTTTTCGTTACATCGTCATAGGCCCGCTGCTGGTCCGCCAGCTCGTCGGTCAGCTTTTTCTCCTGGTCCGTCAGGTCCCTGGCGCCGCTTTGCAGCCGCTCCAGGGGGACCCCGGCGTCGGCCGCCTTTTGTTTTGTCTCGTCGATAGCCTCCGCAAACTTGGCCTGGGCGTCCTTGGCCTGTTGCAAAGCCCTCTCCGCTTCCTCCAGCTTCTGGTTCTGGAGGCCGATCTCCTTTTGCAGGAGCTGCTCCTTGGCCGTCAGCGCCTCCAGGCCGTTGGCCTGTCCCTTGAACTGGGCTTCCGCCAGCTTCAGCTCCGTATTCAGGGTCTTGATCTCCCCGTTGACGGCGGCCATCTGCCGCTTGTATTCCGCCTCGCCGTCCAGCCTCAAGGCGGTGGAAATCGTTCTGGTCCCCATGGCTCAGTCCTCCTTCTGTTTGGCCAGTGCCTGGAACAGGTCCCCGGCCTCCCCCGGCGTCAGCAGCAACGCCTCCCGGACGCTGAGCCCCGCCAGGCGGCTCATGCAGAGCAGGTATTCCCCCCGCCTGAGCCTGCCTCCGCCGTTTTTTTTTGCAGGGCCGCCAGGCCCAGGTCCACCCGCTCCGGCGCTTCCTCCGCCTCCCGGCCAAAGCCCAGGGCCACGGCGCGGGAGACCGCCGCCTTGGCGGCCGGGAGCTCCATGGGCCCAAGGGTATCCAGGAAGAACCGCTCCGCGGGTACCGGCCCCCGGTCCAGCCCCTGCCATCGTCGGACCAGCTCCCCCTGCTCCGCCAGCTTCGCCAGCATCCAGCAGAGGTTTTCAAAGCTCTCCCTGTCCGCGCCCCGGATGCTGTCCAGGAGCCCCCCGTCCCCGCCGAACCGGTCATAGCAGTCGAACAGCGCCGAGGCGTTCAGGCAGAGGTGGAACTCCGTCCCGGCGTGGAAAAAGGAAACGGTTTTCACGTCCCGCCCCCTCCGGCCTCCTCCGCCGCGGGCGGCAGCTTCTCATCCACCCAGGCGACAGCCTCCTCCTCGGTCTCGAAGAAGGGGGACTGGATCTTCCAATCCCCGCTGGCGCAGGCCACGCCCATGAATTGGGCCTTGCTGCCGGACAGGGTGACGCTCTCGCCGGTGGTGTTGAACTCCTTCCCCTGGACCACCGCCTTCAGCTTGGGATAGAATACCCCCTGGTACCGGGTCACGTCGCCCTTCAGCAGGTTCACCGTATAGAACGCCAGACCGCCGTAGGGGGGCCTGTCGTTGGCGTTGAAGTGCAGTTCGCTTTTCGGTTCGCCGCTGAGCGCCGCCCCGAAGATGGAGGACGCCGTCTCAAGGGTAAAGTCCAAAACCTCCACGTCCACCGGGCACTGCTGGAAGCGGCGGATATACCGGGCGGTGGCGTTATTGTCGCCCGCCGCCTTCGCCTCGGAGAAGGCCGGGCTGTCCGACACCTTCACCAGCTCCCCCATCTCCGCCGCCGGGTCATAAGCCGGAATGGCGTCCACCGGTTCCTCCTTGATTTTCGCCCACATCAGATGCTTCGCGCCATACTCCATGGTGTGTCACACTCCTTATAGATTTTTAGATTTCAGCCATTGGTCATAGACCGCCGCCTGGGCCGCCGTGGTTGCCTCCGCGCTCTCTTCGTTGGCGTCCCGGACAGCGGGCCGGGCCCTCTGGCCCCGCTTGCCGAACTCGTTCACAAACACGATCTCCGCGTTCCGGGTGGAGGTTTTGCCCCGTCTCCGAGAGCCGACGGGCGTTACGTAGATGACCCGCTGCCCGTTTTTGCTTTTTACCTTGCCCTTCCCGATGGAGCGCATGGCCTGGCCGGTATCCAGGATCCCATAGGCGGCGATTTTCCGCTTCTGAGCTTGTACCACCACGTCCGCCCCGGCGTTCAGCATGTCGTCAACCACCGCCCCCGGCAGCTCCGCAATCTCTTGCAGGGACAGCATCAGCTCATCCAAACCGTCACAGTGAAACTCCGCCATGGCTACACCTCCCCGTCCACGGCCTCGAACTCGAACACCAGGTGGCCGCCCTCCCGGTCCCCGGCATCCTCTACCGTGGGCCACGTACAGCCCCGCAGGCGGCCCAGAGCCCCGCGCAGAGCCCGTTTGCCCGTCCGGGAGTCCCGCCGCAGGGAAAAGTACCAGTGGACCTGGACCAGATACCGGATAGCGCGGGGCCGGTTGTCACCAAAGGCGGTGGGAATCTCTGTCATGTTGTACACGCAGTATTCCTGCGCGTCCCCGGTGTACACGTTGGCGGCGCACTCCGCCACGATGGGCGTCACCGCGTCCACGATCCGCTCCCCTAAGCTCATGCGCCGCCTCCTGTTCCAGTCCACCGGCAGATCAGCTCGGTGTATTCGTGCCGGTCCTCATAGTCGTTAATGTACTCAATCTCATAATCCTTCCCCCGGTACCGGACAAACATTTTCACATCGATAGGCTTCCGGGTGGCGCGGATCAGGAAACGGACCCGGACCTCCCCAAGGTCCGCCCCCCGCTTCTGGGCCTCCGTGCCGGACACCCGCGTGAATTGTGCCCAGCAGCGGTGTACAACCTCCGGCTCCACGGCAGGGGCCAGAAACCCGGCCCCATTCCGCGTCTCCGCGTACCGCAGGATCTCGATGCGCTTGTCCATCTTTCCAGCATTGACTTCCATCGGCGTCCCCCTATGTGTCCAACTTGGACACACCGCCGTCAAAAGCTCCGCTCCGGTCGGAAGCGGCTTCGCCGCTCCCTCCCACCGCTCCGCTTCCTCCGGCTCTCCCCACCGCAAACGCTTCGCTGGTTTGCGGCGGGGGCCCCGCTGGTTCCGACAGCTTCAACTGGTTCAGCAGCCGCCGGAAAGCGGGGTTGTCGGAAACCGTTCCCGTAACCGCCGCCTCCCGCCTGTCGTAGGCGTCCAGCACCAGATAGTTCACGCACAGGTCATAGGAGGCCCGCCGGTCCGTCCCCTCCTCCGGCTCGCTGATACCGGCCCGGGACAGGCAGCCAACGGCATTGGCATAAAGCGTTCCAAGCAGCGCGTCCTCCCCCGGCCCCAGCTCATCAATTCGGCAGTAAGCCAGCAGCACCTCCTTCCGCGCCTCCGTCAGCTCTGTCATCACTTACGGCCTCCCATCAGCCCGCGGAGGAGCCGCCGACCGTGCCGACCACAAAGCCCTTGTCCACGATCAGGTTGCCGCCGACGAACACATCGCCCAGCACGGCCACCATCCGTTCCACGGCCTTTACGCTCTCGTCCACCCGGATGGAGTACTCGCCGAACAGCCCCAGCTCATAGTTCAGGGGATCGCCGTACAGCAGCTTCCCGTCGCTCACGTCACCGCACAGGGTAAAGGGCAGCAGCATCCCGCCATCCCGGATCACGCCGGTGTTGGGGTTCCCGCTGTCAGGCGTGATCTCCAGAAGGCGGCGCTTTTCGTTGGTCCCCCGCAGGGCTCCCAGCTTTTTCAGATTTGCCTTGGTCAGAAGCAGGCGGGCGGCAGGACCCATCTCTTCGCTGGAACCGTAGGCAAAATACAGCTCGTCCAGGGTCGTCTCATTGACGGCGCTCAGGGACTGCTCCGCATAGATGGCCGCGCCCGCCTTGTTCTTGGCGTTTACGATGCCGTACATGGTGGGACTGGCAGCGCCGTCGCCGTTGACAATCATACCCGCGACCTTCCGGCGCAGGGCCCGCATGGCCATACCGAAAACCTTGTCGTAGTAGCCGGCGGGGCTCAGCCGGGAGATGTTCCGATCCACATAGCTGGTCACATTCAGCTCATAAGGCCGGAGTTCCGCTACCCCGAAGGAGGGATCGGCGGAAGCGGTCCGAGCCTTACCGGCCAATGTCTCCACCTTGCCGCCGTTGGCCGTCAGCTCCGTGATCACGTAGGGCTCCAGAAACGCGCCCATACCGGTGAGATCCTGCACGTACACCTGGTCCACAATGGAACTGACGGTACTGCCCAGGCTGTCCCGAATATTGCTGCCCGCGCCGGTGGGCTCCACGATGGAGCCGGTGGCCAGGGTCACCTGGTTAAAGGCCCGGCGCACCTCCGTGGCGCTGAGGTTCACGGCGTCGCCTCGCACCAGGGCCGCGCCCCGCACCTCGGCCATGTCCCGGGCCTCCGCCGGGGAAGGCTGTGCGGAGAGAATCTGTCGGTCCTGCTCCACGATCAGAGCCTGGACGCGCTGGATCTCCTCATTCAGGTTCTGCACCTTTTCCATGGCGGAATCATAGGCCGCCTGGTCATTGGCATCCAGGGCCGTCTGGGCAGCCTCCAACTGTGCAGTGCGCTGGTTTGCAAGGTCCGTCAATTTGCGTTTCATTCGTCATACCTCCATCAAAATCTGATTTTTTCCAGGTCCAGGCGGGCCCGCGCCCGCTGGTGCCAGGTATCCGCCTCGGGCGTCCCGCCCGTTGGGGCTGTGGGTTCCGGCTCCCCGGCCGGTGGGGCCTCTGTTTTCCTGGCCCTGATGTACTCCGCCCGCAGGGTCACGATATCCGGGACGCCGCCGGAGCCCAGGGCCCGGATACCCGCCGCTGCGGCGTTCATCAGGTCCTGGGGCGCGGGGGACGGGCTGTCCTCAAACAGGATGCCGTCTGCCAGGCCGCAGGCCACGGCCTCCTGGGCCGTCAGCCAAGTCTCCTTGCTCATCATTCGCCGCAGTGCGTCCCGGTCTGCCTTGGCCCCGGCCCGCAGCTCGTAGGCGTTCAGGATGGCCTCCCGTGTGCTGTCCAGCATTTGTACGCTCCGGAGATGTTCCGCCCGGTCGCCCTGGGTGCTGGTGGTCGGCAGGTGAATCATCATCTGCGCCACCGGCGAGATCATCACCTCGCCGCAGCCCAGGCATAGATAGCTGGCGGCGCTGGCGGCAAGGCTCTGGATCTCCGCACGAGTGCGGACGCCTTGGACGCTCCGCAGCACCGTATACATCTCGCTCCCGGCAAGCACGCTGCCGCCGGGACTGTTGATTTCCAGCACCAGCTCCTCCCCCGCCGGGTTGTTGGACACGGCGTCCCGCACTGTCTGGGGAGAAAAGGCCTGGAAGCCGAACCAGTCATAGATCTCGAGGTCATCGTCTGAGGAGACGATGCCGTTAAGTGTTACCCGCATTTTATTCTCCTCCGTTCCTTTGTTCGCTCAGTCGCTTCCAGCTGGACAGCGGCACATAGTTCGTACTGGCCTGACGATCGTCTCCACCCTCCACGTCGGGCAGGTCCTCCAGGGCACGGATATCATTGGGGGAAAAGGCACCCACTTCCTTCATGGTGCGGTACCAGGCTCCCCGGCTGGCAGTGTCGCCCCTCAGCTCCGCCATCAGGTTAATGCGGATCTCCAAGCCCGCCGCCAGCTCGCTGTCCGTCAGCAGCTTCCAAGTCTGCTCCTCCTCGTACTGGGTGACAATGGGGTGCAGGGTTCCCACCACATACTCGATGGCGTTCTGCTCGTTGGAGCCGTATGCCTGCTTTCCCTCCTGGAGCTTGTACAGGGGCACGCCGAAGAAACGGGCGATGTCCCGGACGGAGACCTCCTTGTTCTCCACAAACTGGGCGTCCCGGTTGGTGGAGGCCATAGGAGAATACGACAAGCCCAAATCGAGGATGGCGACGCGGTGGCTCTTGCTGGGCCCGGCGTGGACCCGCTCCCACTCCCGGCGAAGGTTCTCCTTCAGAGTAATTGGTGTGCCATCCTGGTCTGTCAGCACCTGTCCCTTGGCGTCCTTGGCATAGCCCCGAAGGTCCGCGTCCGTTTTCAGCACGCCGGAGGGCTGGCCGCCGTTTTCGTAGTAGCTCCGCTCGTACTGCTGGGCGGCTCCGGCGATGGCCAGCACCTCCTGGGCCCGCCTCAAAGGGGAAATCCCCTTTAGACCGTCCCGGCTGGTGGCCTTGTAGTGGCAGATATCCTCGTTGGGCAGGACCATGGGTGCACCCGTCACCGGATGGGTCACGGTGTACCACACCCGCCCGGTCCGGTCCCGCCAGGGCGTCACCAGCCACTAGGGCACCGGGATCAGCTCCGCCGGCTGAAGCGTCCGAGGATTCCGGACAATCCAGTCGTAGGCGTTGCCTCCCTCGTTCCGGCTGTTCTCCAGCACCTTTTTCCGGACGCTGGGCGTCATGGCCTCATTGGGCCGGATGTTCAGCAGCTGGAGGATGGCATGGGGAACCCGCTCCCGTGTATGGCTGTCCATGACGAAGCTGGGCAGCTTGCTCATGCTGTTGCTCAGGATCTCCATGCATCCGTCCACGGCGCTCAGCTTCCGGGCGGTGGATTCGTCCATGGCCACGCCTCCGGAGGGATACCCCGCCGCCGTCAGTGTCTGGACGGTCAAAGCGTTCCGGGGACGGCTCACGGAGATAGCCCGCAGGCCGCCGCTCAAGCTCATGCAGCTCCGCCTCCCCCGAGGCTGTTCAGCACCACCCCCACTACCGTTAGCACGCCGCCAGCGATCACACCTGCCGGCAGATAGATCATCCCGGCGCCAACCGCGATGGCGGCGGCGCCCGCCAGCATTGCCAGATCCGGGGCATACTTCGCCAGGGCCTTTCTTAAATTCTGCATACCGTACTCCTTCCCGTGCCCGCTCAGGGCACATTATAAGCTGTATCCCGGCTGTGCCAGGACATCCGCCAAATCCGGCTTCTGGTTCCGGGCGATCATCCACACCGCCATCACGATAATGGACGCCACCGTCGGGTCGATGCGCCCGGTGGAGCGGTTCTTCAGCGGCTTGAGATTGCCGTTGCCGTCCTCATAGCACCGGACATTCCCAAACGTCCACCGAAAGCAGGTATTATGTACATGGAGGAGTTGATGTTTTGCCATCAGCAGATCCGTCTCCTTCATGGCAGGGCTCATGTTTTTCAAATCCTGCGGGATCTCGATCACATTGACATACGGTGTCAGCCGCTGGGTGATAGTGCGGCTCAAATACGGGTCAAAACCAACCATCTTCAGATCGTAGGTCTCTGCCGCCGCCTTGATCTCCGCTTCAATAGCGTCATAGTCAATGGTATCCCCCTCGCACAGCCGCAGGAACCCGGCCCGTTCCCAGTCCGAATAGGGGACGTGATCCCGCTTTTCCGCTGACAAAACCGTACCCCGTGGCCGCCAGATGGTGGGCAGCAGCACCGCCGTGTCCAACCCCGGCTGGGGCGGGAACAGCAGCACGAAGGCCGTCATGTCACGGGAGGTAGACAGGTCCACGCCACCGTAGCACAGCTTCCCGGCCAGTTTCCTGACCCACTCTTCCCGCTCCGCTTTCCTGCTGGGCCCCCACTGGCACTTGTCGTAGAGTGTTAGGGGAATCCAAGAGACCGCCTTCACGGCGATCCACTGGTTCAGGCGCAGCCAGCGGAACAGCTTTTCATCAGCCTCACTGAGCCGGGCGGCCCTGGCCGCAGCCCGCACCTTCCGGAGCGATAGATTCAGCCCCAGTGACGGGTTGCAAAGATACCAGATTTTCTCGTCGTAGATATCCACCTTGGCCAAGTCGTCCGGATCGTCGCCAAATACAGCCGTCAGGCCGTACAGAACCGGCAGCCAGTTGGGCAGATCCTGGGCCAGCAGTTCCTCCTCAGCCGCCGGCAGATCCGCCTCCTCCACATGCCGCAGGGACAGCACCTGCCGGACATCGCCGCCCTCGGCTTGGATACGCCGGAGCTGCCGGGCGTCCCGGATGGCCACCGCCTTTGAGTGGATCTCCCAACCGATGGAACCCCGGTCCGGGTCGTCGCCTGCGGTAGTCAGCACAATCCATACCGGCTGCTTCCGGCTGTCGCCCGCCTGGCCGGTCATCACGTCCCACAAGTCCCGGTTGGGCTGAGCGTGGAGCTCATCAAAGATGACACAGCTTGGTTTATACCCGTGCTTGCTGTAGGCCTCGGCGGACAGCACCCGCATCACGCCCACCTGCACCCACTTGTATCCGCCGTTTCCCGTGCGGACCCGGCGGCGGTAGACAATCATCTTCTGGGATTCCCGGATCTTCAATTCCCCCCGTGCCGCCATTTTGGCCAGCCAAGAGGAATTCTGGATCATGAACACCGCCGCACCGAACACGATGGAAGCGTTATCCTTATCCGCCGCACAGACGTAAACCTCGGCGTTCAACTCCCCGTCAGCAAACAGGTGATAAAGGCCCAAGGCCGCAGCCAGCTCGCTCTTGCCGTTCTTTTTCGGGATTTCCAGATAGAGATACCAGTATCTCCGCAGCAGTTCCCCGGTGTCCTCGTCCGCCTCCATGGAGCTGTAAAACTCCATAAGCACGTCCCGCTGCCATGGGAATAATTGCAGGAACTGTCCGTCACAGGTTCGGGGCAGCCTCTCCACGAAGTCGCAGACAAACGCCCCCGCCTCCTCGTCTATGCAGGTTTCCACTAAAGCTGGCATACGTTACTCACCCAAAGCCGCCGCCTGTCTGGTCCGGAGCCGCCGGGTGAATTCGTCGGCCTCATCCTCCGGCCCGGCTCCCGCCGCAGTGACTACCGCCTCCGGCACTACAATCCGGCACCGGCTGGTAACCGACAGCCCCATGGATTCGGCGCACTGGCGGGCTTGCCTAAAATAGACGCCCTGTACGCCGCTCCACTCACGGGCCAGCTTCTCATCGCCGGCTTTGATCGCCGCTGCGGCCCGTTTATCCGCATGAATCCACCGTTCCCTCGACAAGAAGTACTGGGCCAGAACATCCCGATCCAGCTCGGCATACAGGCCTGCCGCCCGCAGGATCTCACCGATCTCCCCAAACTCCTTGTAAAACCGTTTGGGAAGCCAGCGGGGCGGCGTTGCCCTGTCCGGCGGGGGAACATGGACTTCCTGATCTCGCCGCTGTTCCTTTTCCGCTTCCGTCAAATGCTTTCGCCCATTGGCCTCCACTAAGGCGGTCAGCTGGCGCTTTCCCGGCATAGCTGTCTCCTTTCCAGCGGCCCTCCATCCGGTACCGCCTGTATGTGTCTGCCCTCCCTGGGGGCTTCCCGTGGGGAAATTTTTCTGCATGAAGGGGTGACTGCGGTACGGGGACAAACCGTCAGAACTTTTTTGACCCGGGGGAGGGTCTGCAAAGATCCCCGCCCGCGCGCCCGCGCGCAGCCTGCGCCGCGCACAGGCGCCCAAAGCTGGAAACTTTCTGTCCCTCACCGCCACCGTTTTCCCTTGCGTTTTTCCCACAGTTCCGCAGCGGTCTTGCGGCTATGGCAGGAATGGCACAGGCTCTCGAGGTTGTCCAGGTCGGCGAACAGCGCCCGGTCCCCCTTGTGGTCCTGGATGTGGTCCACGTCTGTGGCAGGAACCCGGAGACCCCGCTCAGCGCACGTCCGACAAAAAGGCTCCCGCAGAAGCTGGGCGGCCCGGAGCTGCTTCCATGCGTCCGTCTGGTACATCCAGCGCCAGGCCTTGGCCTCCTCGCTGCGGTCCGTCCGCGGCGGCTGGTGGGCGGTGCAGTACCCGCCGGGAACCAAGACGCCGCATCCGGGATGACGGCAGGGCCGGAGCGGTTTCATTGCCATGGGCTATCACCTCCACGGTGCAAAATAAAAACGCCTGCGCCGACACGTCCGCATTTTGCGAATCATGTGGCTCAGGCTCATAGGCTCAGGCTCAAGTCGATATTCAGAAACCGCTCTCGCTTACAGTGGCGGCAATAGGCATAGGCCCGGACTTTGCCGTCAGGCGGAAGACGAAGGAGTTTCATCTCCCCACACTCGGGGCAGATAACCCATCCATCCTTTGTGACCAGTGTAGCACGTTTCTCTTCATCGCGCAAGGCATTTTCCCCTCTTTTCAAAAAATGTCCATAAAAATACACCATATTACAAGTAGATGAATCATATTCTAAATAAAGTACTGTTTTCAGGCAGCAGATAAGCCGCCAGGGAATACCGCCCGAAGACGTTTCCCGCCTGCAAATCACATTCCAGCACTGCCGCAGCCTCCGGGATCTCAATATGGTCCGTCTCAGCCTCAAACCTCTCAGGAGTTGGCAGCTTGGCCCGAAGGGCCTTGCTGGCGCTCCATGGATGCCTCCCGATTGGAATAAAAAAACCGTCCGGCCGCTCTTTATTCAAGTACACGGCCATTCCGTAGTAGCCCTTGAATTCCTTCCCACGGTAGGTATATCGCCACTTGAGAAGCGGCACATCATCCACAAAGCCTGCTTTCCAGAGAAACTGTACCACCGCGGGCTGGAACTCGTCGTCGTTCAGAATCAGATGTACGTGATACCGGCAGTTTGTCGTCAGCGCCTCAATGGCGTATACGTAGTCAAATGGCTTCCCATCTCGCCACCGCTTCATGCGCCGGAAAAAAGCCGTTAGTGCTTTGCGGACATCCTGAAAGTTCTTTGGTATATGCGCGTCGTCAAAGGTCAGGGTGTAGTGGCTTCCATGATAGCCGAACAGTGCCAGATACAGCTCCAGCCGCCGTACAGGCCCTCGAGAAAACATTGTTTGTACCATCCTGACAGACCGTTTTCGCGCCGAAGAAAATGGATCATCGTATTGG